AAACGCGAAAAACGCTCAACTTAGAGACCATGAAGAACGTGCTGCTAGTTCTGCTAGTAGTCAGAGTGGTAGTTTGTCCGAACTTGACCTTGGACGACTTGAGACCGATACCGGAACAGTTGATGAACATGACCGTGGACGCTTGGAAGGTTTACATGGCTTATTACCGATCCCCGGCTTTCAACGTGGTGCGCTGCTACGGCCCTTGGGTGACATTTATGATCACCGTTGGTGCTTGTGCGATTGCGCTCCTAAAAGAACGCGAGGCTAGGGAGGCGAAAGCCAAATTGGAACGCCTATTTAAGACGATGCATACGGTTAATGGATCACTACGCTGCCCGGTGTTGACACCCGAAAGTTTAAGGCAAGGAAGCGAGATCAGCAGGAACGTGAAGAAAGTACCTGGAACCTTCGCTGTGGCAATGAAACTCGCCGGAGAACTGACTGTAGTAGGCTATGGCATGCGATTGGAGAATGCTGCTGTATTCCCGCTCCATCTATGCGGTGACAGTGAAGACGGCACGATTACCATCATGAACAACGGAAAGAACGGCCTGAAGACCGCCACCTTGGAATATTCCGCTCATGTGGAAGTCGATACCGACGTCGGAGTATGGCAGAAGACTACGGATTTCTGGTCTCAGTTGGAAGTTGGCAAGGCAAACATTGGAATTTTATCCGCACCAGCGATGGCGCAAGCAATTGCGGGAGGAAAGATGTCGATGGGAACGCTCAAGAACGACCCTGAAGTAGTAGGCCGCCTGGAATACGCCGGATCAACCGAAGCCGGATTTTCAGGAGGTGCTTACTTGGTAGCCACCCAGATCGTCGGAATGCACTTCAGTGGAGGATCAGTGAACAAAGGATTTGCTTTGATGTACTTGTACAGTCTGATTCGCAGTGTCTTTAACCAGGAAGCCGGCAGTGATTACAGCTGGATGAATGCTCTTGTTAAGAGGAAGGTAAAGGTACGTGCGCGCAGACATCCCACAAATAGAGACGAGGTCATCATGCAATACGAAGGACAGTATCACTTGGTCCCCTACGAAGAATTCTCGATGCGCTATGGTGCGCTCGGCGCGGGCGAAACGGATTTTGTTGGACGCGAGGTAGTGCCAGAGGTATATACAGGTCACACTGATAATATCGCTGGGGATCTTGCTTTCAACACTGCGGTCCCTTTAAACTACGACAACCCTCAGGTAACACCTGGGGGGCCTCATCGGACGAAGAATGCGGAGAATGTGGAGAAGACTCTTCAGATGAATGCCTTGGAACTCCAGCTGTCGAAGTTGAGAGAGAAGTACGAAGCGATAGTGCGTGCGACAGAGAAATTTGTAGCTCAGTACCAACCGGACCCGAAAGCCAAAGAGGAAGACGCATTGTTACGTGGCAAGATGAAACAAGCGGCCCAGGAGATCACAGCCGAGATCCACAAGGAGATGGAGGCGGTTTCCAAAAGCCTAACCGAGGTAAGAAGAAACACCGACGAAGAAATAAGGAACCGAAGAAGAGCAAAGAAAACCGTAAGGAAACTAGCGTCCAACGAGGATGTTGTGAGAAATTCTTTGCAACGTGTCCCAGACTTTGTTCAGTGTCACTTCGGGGATTTGCCAACGGAACTACGCGACCGTTTGAAAGACTCGACGACCTCTATCCTGAAGCTAAAGGTCCCTACGACGAGTACGAGTTCCCAGAGGTCACCGGAGAACGATACGCCTCTGCCCTCTGCCGGCACGCCACTCTCGCCTCCGAGCTAAAGGCTACACCACCATCAGTAGCCGTGCAGAAGGAGGTGGTCCGAAGAGTCGTGGATCACCTCAGAGAGACGAGTTTTGATTTAGGAGGACCCACGTATGAGGACTATGAAGAAGTGCTCAAGAACATGGATTGGAATTCATCCCCCGGCGTCGAGCTGGAGAAGTATGGATCGACGAACCGTCAAGTTTGGCAGGTAGAAAACGGTGTCCCTGATCCACAGCAAAAGCTTTTGATGTGGAAAATCATCCAGGAGCGAATCAAAGAGCTCCAGATTGAACCGACACTTGGACCCGTTAAGCTATTCCCAAAATACGAGCCCCATAAGATCTCGAAGATTCGCGAGAATCGTGAGAGGTTGATATTCGGGGTCGGTGCTGTCGACAACATAATTGCAGCCATGTTCTTCCGCAATTGGACCGCCGCGTTGGTTGAGAAGTGGAGAGAGATCCCGATTAAGGTTGGTTATTCCCCATCCCAGGGGGGTTACTACGACCTGTTCAGTTACGTCTCCCGACTCACTAACAAGTTTACCGCTGCAGACAAATCGCAGTGGGATTGGTCCTGCCAGGAATGGGAAGTGGATGTAGCACGTCAAGTCCTCCAACACCTAGGAGATTTCGAGGATGGTACCATCGCCGATAACATCATTCGTGCTCATTTCGGCCCCGCCACACTGGTTTTAGGGAAAGCTGAGATCGAGAAGAAAGGGTATGGAGTTATGTTCTCCGGGACATACTTCACCCTGACCTTCAACTCTCTATTTCAGCTCATATTACACGAAGCCGCTTGTGTGATGATTGGCCGCGAGTACGCTGCACCAGCTTGTATTGGAGACGATACGGTGCAACCGCGTTGTGAGGATGAGCAGTATTGGAACGCAATCCGAGGGTTTGGCCACAAGCTAAAGGATATCGTACACACCACGGACGAGTTTGAGTTCGCGGGACATCGTGTCACGAATAAGGGAGCTTGGCCAGTGTACCTTGGCAAACACCGCGCCCAACTGCAATTTCTCACTGATGAACCGGAAATAAGGATGATGACACTAGCCTCGTATCAAAGACTGTATGCCTGTGACGCGGATCGTCTTAAGACGTTTACGATGGCTCTCAGAGGTTCCCAGTACTATTCTTCCTCGCAGGAGATACGGAACTGGTACCATGGTTGGGAGTCGGCTGCCAATCAGGAAACAGCGTGGTAGGTGTGCGTGGCCGGTCACGGGAAATCAGCGCTCCCGTGGACCCAGAAGTTTATACCTTGCGGAGGGAAGAACAACGGCAAGGGAAGGGGTAATTATTACTAGAAGTGCCACTTAATCCAATAAACCGCTG